AACTACTAACTCCGATTCAGGCTCAAATGTGAATCCTGACTTGACCTTAATAAACTCACATAATGTTAATCCATCAGAATTTGCATTATAATCAACTATCTTATTTAGCCTAAGTAAATGCTTATCAATTCTAATTAGATTAGCGAAATCAAGGTTATTAATATCGGAAGGTTTTATTCTTAAATAACATTTGACAATCTTACTATGCCTATCTGTTACTTCCTCAGTAAACTTTTTATGAAACCTGTTGTAAAGATTATTTGTTGTCCATGCACCATAATTAAAATACGTGGCTTTAGGATAACCAAAGTTCAAATCGTAATAAGGAAGCCAAACATTATCCAAGTGTCCTGCATATGGATAAGTGTATAGTGAAGTGCTTCCTGCATTATACGTTACGGTATAAGGAAACTGTGTGCCTCTTGGCGCAAAGTAAAGTATTCTTATATTCGATGCTGTTCTGTTCTGAGTAACCAAACCATCCTTAACAATCGATGTAATTACTCTATCCGTTCCTACAGGGTAATCAATCAAAGGCGATGCACTGAATCCGGTTTCTAAAATAGAATCACCTACAACAAAATCATTATCTATGTCTATTAATTGCGTACCGTAAACTTCACCATAATACTGTTCATGGTTTTGGTTGAAAGCATCTTTATCAGATTTATATTTATAGATGTATCGCTTTGAGTTTAGTTCACCCATCGGTGTAACTTCAATATCTCTGCTTATATCTAGTTTTGAAGTCCAATCTAAAACATTGTTACTGTAAAAATCATCACGTGGTTCGATTATTAAATGTTTAGCATTACTCTTATCAGGTTGAATAAATAATTTAAACATCTTGATGATGTAATTAAGGAAATCACTTTGTAGAATATCTCTAGGAACAACATTATTGAGTTCAATATTTGCGCCCTCATTAATTATCGTATTAGTAATTTTACATTGAATAGAACTTCCTTTTAAAGTAGTAACATCTAAATCCTGTGAAGCTGTATAATATGTATAGGGTGCTGTACTATTATCTACTAATTGATATGTAGCATAAACATTATATTCAATCTCTATAGTATCACCGCTTGATAGGAAAATACTAGGCGATACGCCTGAGAAGTTTTCACCTGCCCCAGTAACAGCCCCGATATAATTTTGCTGATGTATAACAGTCGAACCATTACGAACAACACGAACAACTAAACCATTACTTGTAAATGTTGGAACATAACCAATAGGCGTAGCATCCAAATCAATATCTACATAAAGATTCCAGTTGAATTGATAGTACCCTGTTGCGGGTGCTGTATAAACACCTGTTGCAGTATTGTATCTATTGTTATCATCATTGTTACCGCCTGTCGAATCGTTATCAGGTATAACGGATTCTGTTACACTGAAATTATAATACTGACCAGTATCGGAAGCTGTAGTAGTAGATTCATCAGCCGAATAACTTGCTTTAAATTCTCTGTCTAAAACTTCATCCTGTGAAATCTGAAATGTATCTCTGTTGAATGGAATAATCAAATGCTTGAAAAATTGACTATCAAGAAATGCTGAATCATAAGTATAACCGGCATTAGTAAAAATCTTATCCCAATATTCCTTAACATAAATAGCAGGATACAAATGTTCAATATCCCATGAATCACCAAAGTTAAGTCCAAAGTCAATCATCGGATAAGTATATCCAGTTCCTAACATTGTTACCTTATAAGCGGTAGCAGTTTCAACCGATACACTTGAACCGTATTGCATCCATAATGTTACAGTATCGGTATCCACAACAGAACGAACTAAAAAGAATCCATTGTATTGAGCATTGGTTGTATTATCTGTTTTCACAATATACAAACAATCGCCAACAGCCAATCCATGTGATGCGCTGAAATTACATTCTAAAAATCCTGAGTTATATGAGAATGATGAAATGGTTTTACTGGCACTTAGCGTCATACTATTTTGACCTGCTACAGAATTTAAAACCGTATTACCCGACCAACTATTCTGAATATTCGTAGTGTTATAAATATGATCCCACTCAGAAAAATCTAAGTCATGTAGATATTCACCTGTTATCGATTTAAACAAATCAGCGGTTTCACCAAAGAATGATAATTCGTATTGAATACGGTTATAGTCATTGCTACCGTTGTTCTTTCTTTTAATATTTAGAAGTCTAACATAACCAACAAAAGTATTTATACCATGCTCAATAATTACACATCTTACCTTTTTGTTTACATTGAAATCACTCTCTCCACTTATCTCATAAACCTGTTTAAATGCTTTGTTATTATTTGCAGTACCGTAAAAGGTTGCTGTTTTACTCCATGTCGATTTAGCTTTGTCAGGTTCACGAATATCAGCGATACCAAACTGCATTGGAATATCTACAGCCGATGTTACATCAAGTTTCCAAATGGTATTATTCGAATCGTATAGTATTACTTCCGTCATAACATTTGAATATTTTCTTTATGAGCGTATCTATATTCAAGTGTAAGCTGCGACATCTTCTTATTACGTTTAAATACTTGCTCGAATGATGAGTTGGTAACAACAATCGGTCTATCGTAAATAGTACCGTTATAAGTTTCTACTGCATAAACTTCGGGTGATGTTATCAACTCACGAAGCCAAACATATTCATCATCAGTCAAGGCATCAGAACGAAGTGTTGTTCTTTCTTGCGCATCAACACCGATTACCGTTCTACCTCTATCCGATAAAGCATAACCCCACGTTACAGGTGAGCCGGTTGATTCACCGGATAACTTTGTGTATTCCGTTCTATTGCTTACATCGACATAAACATTTTCAGAAGTGGTAAAAAAGAAAGTATCAAAGCCTCCCATTCGATTTAGAAACTTTATATGCTTACCATCATATTTATAACAGTTATCATCAATAACAAATGTGAATACTTCACTTGATATATTATTAGATGAATCCAAAAGACATACATCATACGAAGCACAATCATCATCAATCACTAATTGACTACCAAGTGATAATGTTGAGTTATTCAAATTGTAAGCACCAACACCAACAGACACCCAGTAATTATTTAATGTTTGTGAATAAGGATTGTCTATTCTATAAGTATCAATTAAGCTACCATCAGCTAAATATGTTCGTATTCTTAACTTATTTGATTCGTTGCTTACATAATTAAGGAAGTGTAGTTCTGCATATCCATTTCTTCGAGCCTTCAATGATCTTGGCGCATTGGTTAAGAACTTACCCAAGTAAACACCATCCATCAAATAATCAGTAAAGTCATAATCATAAAACTGATTGAATGTTAAAGCCATCATTGAGGCGTATGATGTTGCTGATGTGGTAAGGTCTGCATAAACAGTACCACCATATTCTTCACCGAACTTTAAAGTATAATAAATATAATGATCTCGATGTAGGTTAAATCCGTTATCACTCGATGATGCTAAGTTCACCGATACATAATCAGCTAAAGCCCTCGACACATCAAACGAACCATAGCCATCAGCATCGGGAAATAGTTTTAATCTTATTGCCTTAGTTACCGAACCATTAATATAAACATCACATACGTACTGAAAGTCTGTTTGTCCTGTGTTGTTTGATTCAACTATCCATCTAAGCTGACTAAATACAGGTTGCCATTCATCGGGATTCCTTTTTATTACTATGCTCATTTGTTTAAAATATCAAATATTATATCTTCCACTTTTTTCTCAAACTGTTTCCTTCGTCTGTTTACTGTTAGTGAATAAAATTGAGTTGGTGCAATACCATCTCTTTTTACTTTCACCCCAACAGCATAGGCTTTATCTTTTGGAATCCCTCTCATTCGCCCCCACTTTTCTAAAGCCTTAACGTGTTTCCTTGATGGGTTCGCATACTTAAATGTAAATTTTGAGCCCACTCGTTTTTTTAATCCGTTAACACCTTTATCAACAAACTCCCAATAATCCTGCATTGAGTACTGTAGTTCATACCAGTTATTCTTTTTAACTACCTTTACATCTAATGTCTTGGCTAGTTTACCATTAGCCTTATCATACCGCATAAGCCTAGACAACATCTCACCCTCAACACTTTTAGCGTATTGTTCAAGATAATCTTTTAGAGGCTTCAATTTGTCTTTGCTTGAGGGCATCTTTATAGTTTAGGTATATTAAATGTTGAAAACAGGCTAGAGCGTTTTTTTTCGCAACCTCCTCCATATCGACAAACGATTCACCTGATAACCTATCCAAGACTTTGTACCAATTCCACTGCGCATTATCCTTTTCCATCTGGGTAAGTTCTTCTGTAGTATCTGTATCTCCCTGTTCAAAGTTCTCAGGGAAGAATCGAACATAAGTTGCTCTGCGAAACTCGAAAAAAAAACCGATGCTGAATACACCTCTGACACCGGACGTAAATCCATAATCTCAGCCCTTGATTCAAACTTACCATCATAAGGCTCAATCTTTAGTTTGCCTTTTATTTCTTCGGCCGGTAGGTAAATCACTGCAAGAATCTTATGTAGGTTGTTCTTCCAATCCTTACCCAATTCTTCAATGTCTATCCATTGCCCCAATGTCATGTACTGGAAATCATTGATAGCATAAAGCTGACCGTTATGAGTAAACGATTGTTTGTAGCCCATCTTTGGAAGGTCTGCAATGAACTGGAGCGATTGCGTTATCTGATTAAGATAGGTTGCATTTAGTTTCCTTATCACTTCCGGATCGGTATTCGAAAGTATTGAAGCTACATCAATAGCATACTTTGTTTTGTTTGCATCATCAAGCATAGATATTTCTCTAAGCTGTGATATTGTCACTTCATCGAATGATTCAGGAATAGTTATTTTCATATGTGTATAGGTTGATAGTTCATCGGCAAATCCGTCATTAGGTTGATAGTGGTTAATGGTCATAATCTAAATGTATAATCGAAGTCTCCGTTACTGTTTAGTTTGTTTAGTGCAACGTATCTAAGCGCATCGATACCATGATTGAGAAAGTCAACCGGTTCGTTTATCGAAGTGCCTGTATGTTTATCAACCTTCCATTTATAACTATTCATTTCTTTCGCTAGGTTTGTTGATTTCCTTGTCACATTAATTTTGAAACGTTTTAATATATCTATTGATGCCTTGATACTGTCCGCCCCTTTCTTTGCCCCTGTAATGTTTAATCCTAACCTTCTCAATTCCTCTATTGATTTAGGTTCGGCACTATCACCAACGATTTCATTATTCTTTACAATCTCTTTGATACTATTATAAATGTCGGGATTTGTTAAATTGGTTTCGTATTTTATTT